AAGGTCGTGCTCGAGGCGTGGGGGCCGGAACTCTAGGCGGCCTACTCCAGGCCCGCGACGACGGGGAGCACTGCAACCATGGGCAAACGTGGACAAACGTACAATGGTGGTAGGAGAGCCGACGTGATCTCACGGGCCCGAATCAACGAGTCGATGTTCCGCCACACGGCTCACGGCCGGGAGGCTCTCGCGCCCCCGGGCGAAGGCGGCGAGCACGTTCACTACCAGCCAAAGAAGTCGGTCGGCATCGGGTGCATCACGAGCCGGCCGAAGCCCACGGTCACCTTCTTCGAGGTGCTCGCTTACGAACTGGGCTGCAACGTCGACACGGCAAAGAAACTCTGGGAACAAGGGCTCATCAAATGACCACAGGATCGATCGCAAACCCGCCGCTCGCCGCCGCCAGCCACTACACCGACATCGCCCAGCGTGTCTCCGCGTTCCTGCAATCCGCGAAGGCGGCCGCCGCCGACGGCCTGTCGTGGCGTGAGTTCGGCGAGCTGCTCGTGGCGCTGCTGCGGGTGAGCTGCGAAACGCTCGACCACGTGAGCGGGCTCACCGGGGCCGAGAAGAAGGCGATCGTGCTCGAGGCGGCCGGCAGCCTGTTCGACCTCGTCGCCGATAAGGCCGTGCCGTCGGCCGTGTACCCGCTCTGGGTGCTCGCCCGCCCGGCCGTCCGTTCGCTCGTTCTCGCAATCGCGAGCGGTGCCGTGGAGCAAGTGCTACCGCTCGTGAGGACCGCCTGACATGCCGCTCCAGGCGATCGAAAACATCCGGCTCCTCGCCGAGTGGGCTCCCCTGCTCGGCTACGCCCGGCGGTTCTCTGCCGAGACCGACGCCGGCAAGCGAAACGTCATCATCGGCGACGCCCTCGAATGGCTGGCGTCGAAGACCGAAAGCCGGGTCGATGACGAATTGGCCGGCCACGTGGCCGCCATCCTGAAGACCGCGGAGGGCGCGGCCCTCGTCCGCTGGTTCGTCGCCCTCGCCGCCGATCTGGAGAAGACGCCGTGAACTACTTGACGATAGCCCAATACGCCCTCGCCGCGGCATGCGTCGGCTACGGCCTGATCCTGCTCGCCACCAAGGGCGGCCAGTGGATCCGCGGACTGCTCGGCCGCCGCCGCGAGCGGGCCCCGGTGGACGACCTTCGGCTCGTGATCGACCTCGCGGCCCGGCTCCGCGACGCCGGGAAGACGCAGGCCGTGGCCGTGTGCCAGCAGCTCCTCGACGAGCTGCTGAAGCCGGAGGCACCGAAGCCGTGAGGCCGTTCGCCTTCATCGTCGCTGGCCTGCTGCTGCTCACTCTGCCGCGTGTGGAGGGCTGCCGCGCCACGACTCAGCAGACAGCCGGGCCGGCAACCGCCGCTGTGTACGTCTACGAAAAGGACGACCACGCGATCCCGGCCTACGTGACCGTGGCGGTCAACCGGCTGAACCGTGAACGGAAGATCGTGGCCACGCTCCTCGAGGACGACACGACCAACGGCGACGGAGAGATTCCGACGCAGTATCGGCTCGCCCTGGAGGCGGCCCGCAAGGCCGGGCTGCCCGCGGTCGTGGCCCTGGCTGGCGGGCAGGTGATCCGCGTGACGCCGGCCCCGGCGAGCGAAGCCGCGGTGATGGAGGCCGTGCCGTGATTGACCCCTCCCTGATCGACTTCTTTCCGCACGAGCACGACGGCTACCCGGCCGAGCTGGCCGCGGAGGACACGACCGACGCTCTCCGCGACGCATGCGGGGACGCCTCGCGCGAGTTCCCGGAGTCGCTCTGGATCGAGCCGCGCGACTGGGTCGCCAAGGCCCGTGAGAACGACGCGGCCGGATCGTGGGGTATGAACTTCCTCGACCGGTTCACGAACCAGAATCCGACCCACGAATGCACGTGCCACAGTCTCCGGGCGAACGCGGAAGCGGCCCGCAACCGGGCCCGCGGCGTGAACTACGGCGGCCCGAAAAAGGACTTCCGTTACCAGGAATCGAAAGACTTCGGGTCCGTCTGGCTCTCGCCGCTGTCGGTCTATGCGGATGCCAACCCGCGGAAGTGGGGCGGGGCCAACGTCCGGGCCGTGCTCGAAATCGCCGTCCGTCGCGGCATGCTCCCCGAGACGGTGCAGCCGCGCGACTACCAGTTCAAGCATGCGATCGTGGGCACGTCCGGCAAGGGCGGACTCAACCAGGCCGGCGGGCCGTGGGTGTCGGTGTCGCGGTTCCCGGAGGGCTGGGAGGAAACCGCCAGGCAGTTCCGCCCGCTCGAGGTGATCTTTCCCGAGAGCTATGAGCAGGCCGTGTGCCTCGTGCTGCACGGCCTGGTCGTGAGCGTGGGCCGCAACGGCCACGCGGTGCCGTGGGCCCAGTGGATTCCCGATCAACGGCTCATGGCCTACCCAGACTCCTACGACATCGTCCGCTACGACTCGGAGCGCACTGCCCGCTCCGCGTGGAAGGGGTCGTTTGCGATCGCGTCCATGACCCTCCCCGACGACTGGAGCAAGCCAGCATGATCGCGATCAAAGCCGACACCCGGCCGTTCTTCCGTGCTCTCCGGCGGGCTGCCGCACTGCTCGCCGTCTGGGCCGCCACGGTCGCCGCGGCCAACCCGTGCGAAAACTGCCACGGCGATCGAGTTGTCGGGCGCGGGCCTGTGCGGTTCGTGTGCCCGCTCTGCGAAGGGGCTGGCGTGCTCTCCGCTCCGCCTGCGCCCCCGGCTCCGCCGCCAACTGCCGTGGCCGGCGGCCCCCGCCAGGCCGTGCCACGAATCATCTGCGGCTCCGGCCCAAGCCTCGACTGCGGTTCCGGCGTGCTCGTCGGGGTTCGCGATCGACAGGCCCTCGTGCTCACGGCATGGCACGTCGTCCGTGGCCAGCGCGACGCGATCACCATCCGCTGGCCGGACGGCAGCTCAGCCCCGGCCCGCGTGGTGGCCAGCGACGACGCCTTCGACCTGGCGGCCCTCGTGACGGCTGCCACGGAGGCCGCCCCGGTGCGGCTTGCGCCACGACCACCGGCCCCGGGCGACAGCCTCACGATCGCCGGCTACGGCCCGCCGCCGTTCGCCTACCGAGAGGTCACCGGCAAGATGACCCAGTTCCTCGCGCCAACCGGCCGTCACCCGATGCACATGGTCGAACTGCGGGCCGGCGCGAGGAAGGGCGATTCCGGCGGGCCCGTGTTCAACGCCGACGGCGAGCTGGCGGCCGTGCTGTTTGGCAGCAATGGCGAGATCACCATTGGCAGTCACGCCACCGAAATCCGGTCGCTCCTCTCGCGTGCGAAGTGGCCGACCGACTGCCCGGACGGGAGGTGTGCCAAGCGATGAGTTCGACCGACCTCGAGGAGCACGTCTGGCAGGCCCTTTCGGCCTACCCCGTCCGCCGGTCCCTGCTCGGGCGAGAGCGGTGCGACGCCGTCGTGGCGACCGCTGTCGACGAGTCACCAAAGGGCAGCGAATCGCTGTTCGCCGGCCACGACAGCGCGGCCATGCGGGAGCGGTGGGAGCAGCGCGTCCGTCTCGTCTACCGGGATCGCTGCGGCTCGCCACTGTTGTCGATGCTCCTGTTCTGGGCAATCGGAAAGATCGTGGAGATCATCGTTCAGCGGTGGTGGGAAAAGCAATGACGCAACGGACAAGTGACATGATCGACGTAGGCATCCGCGTGGCCCGTGAATTTGGTTTCCCCTGCCTGATGCTGGGCCTGCTGCTATTTGGCCTCCGCGAGGCCGCACAGGCCCTCCACCGCACGGTCGTCGTTCCGGTGGTCGAATCACACTCCGCATTCCTCCGCCAGACCACCGCCACACTCGAAGGGCTTGGCCGCACCCAGGAGCAGCAGGCCGAGACGCTCCAAGAGCTGGCTGCCGGCCAGCGTGAGATCCTCGAGATCGTGGTAGGCCGCGACAAATGACGCAAACAGACGCCCCTCTCTCCCAGCTGCAAGCCCACATCCGCTACCGGCTCGCCCACCGGGTCGAGGCGACGGGCGCGTGGCGGATGGACGAACTGACGCGGCTCGTGATTTGGCACTGGCCGCATTCGCACCTCGACGCCGCCGACCGGGCCGGGGGCCGCCGCCACAAGGCGGTCGATCACGCCATGGCTCTCGTGCGGGCCCAGGTCCGCGAGCGATGGGAGGCGATGCACGGCGTGGGGCCGCTCTGGGGCATGGTGCTTGCCGACACCGTCGGCGGCATCTGCGAATGCGTGCTCGATCTCTGGTTTGCCGACACGCGATGGCGTGATCGTCTAGAAGAAATGAGAGAGGTGATTTGATGAGTTTTTCCATGCAGGGCTCCGTGCAAATTGTCCCGCGACTGACGGACGGGAACGCCACCGTGCAGGTGAACGCAAACCGGCAGCTCGTCTTCATCGACGGCACGGGTGCCGGCGAGGCTGATGCCTACTGGTCCAAGACATACGAAATCTCAGCCGGACAATCGCAGGCCGTTGACCTTCGTGCCCTGGTGGTAACCGTGCTGGGCGCAACCGGCACGCTGGTTCTCGACACGGTGAAACATTTGCTCGTGTTCAACCAATCGGCTGACACAAGCCTGACCGTCGGCCCCGGTGCCGTCGATGGCTGGGACGGCCTCGCCGGAGACATTCCTGTCGGCCGATCCGGGACGCTGATGCTTCACTCGCCTGTGTCTGGTGTGGCTGCATCGTCTGTAAGTAGGACTGTTGCAATCACAAACACCGACGTGGTCCACACGTTGAACGGCAACACGACCAGCGGCCAAAAGGCGATCACTGGCCTATCATCCACAACGAGCCTCGAGGTGGGGATGCTGGTGGCCGGAACCGGTATTCCGTCGGGAGCGACGATCGCAAGCATCACCAACGGCACCTCGGTGCAGCTGTCGGCCAACGCGACTGCGACCGGCACGGGCGTGTCGCTCACGTTTCGTCGGCCTCCGGCGACGGTCGAGATCCACGTAGTGGGCGTGGAAGACTGATAAACTGGCGGTAGCAGCGTGGAGAAGCCCAGTTGTTCTCGCCGGCCTCATAAGCCGGAGATCGTCGGTGCGAATCCGACCGCTGCCATTCAAATCCCGAGCCGCTGAAACACGCGGCCGGGTCGCCGGCGGGAGCCCCCATCCACGCCGCTGCGGCCGCTGCCGGGTGGGGGCGAAGCCCGGCAGCGGCACCAATTCAACACACCGGGCCCGCCTCTCGCCCACTGCCGGGGGCTGACGCGGATCAAGGCCCGGTCAGTTCAACGCCCGGCGGCGGCCGGCAGGCCCCGCCGGGTGTTGGACATCCGGCGGACAACTGGCGTGACACTGGCGTGACGTGTCACGCCAGTTTTTCAGCGACGCACGGTGGTTTTCGCGTTTTTGGCGTGACATCGGCCGGACATCCGGCGGACAAAAGTGTTGGCCAACAGTGTTGGATTGTTGGGCATCGGATATTCAACGTTGAACATGATGCTCAACGATTCAACGCCACTACCGCCAGACCGCCACGACGAGCTCGATCAGGTCGTGGATTGCCCGGGCCAGCCGGGAGTCGGTGCCGAGCTCCTGGCCGATCCGGATCAGGACCAGGGCGTGGAGGATCGACGACCAATTCAGGTGTGGCATGGGACACCCGCGAGCAACTGAGCAGGAAATCCAGCCACGGCAACCTCGCACGGGCTGACGATCCATTCGTACCGGCTGCCGTCCGGATGCCGCGACGGCGGGAGCACGCTCTGCGCCGCCCGTCCACCGATCCGGACCTCGAGGTCGTCCACATGCACGACGGCCGAGGCCGGCATCCACGGCTCCCAGCGGAAGAGTCGATGCTCGCCGCGGGACGACCGCCACGTGGGCGTGGGGATGTCGAGCACGCCGAATGCCGACAGCTGCTCCCGGCCGGCTTCGGCGTCGAACTCAACGTCGATCACCCCGGACGCCGGGCCGAGCAGGAGCCCGACGTTCGATCCGGCGGCGAGCCACTGATTGACATACGTCAAGTCGCCGGTGGCTTTTGTCTGCCATGCGACCCCGACGGGCCGTTTTTCGCCACGGGCCAGCCGCACGAAGCGGCAGCCGATGGACGCGAGGTGTGCAAGTTCTGCGGTCATGCTGCGGCCTCCTTCACCATAGCGGACTCGATCATCCGCACGGCCTCGCGTGCGGTCACCCACGTGCCGGGCTCCAGGCCGGCATCGGGGCAGACAACGGAATAGGCGGCCGGCCCAGGCTGCCAGCCGAGCCGGCCTGTCGGCATCATCGTCTCGACGAACGGCCGGCGGCAGTACACGTGGATGTCTTCGCGGCCGACCCAGCGGCACTCGCCGGAGGCCAGCCGGCAGACGGCGGCGGTGATTGCGGAGGCGGTCATGCTGTGGCCTCCAGTTCGCCGCAGAGGGCGAGGAACGCGGCCGACTCCATGCGGGCCTGGGCGACCCGCATGCAGGCGTCGAACACGATGTCGGACTCCGGGCGGAAGTCGGGCATCAGGCCGCACATCACATCACGGATCTGGTCGTCGGTCATGGCTTCGATGCGGGCGGTCATGGTTTCGGCGGCGGTCATGGGTTGGGTTCCGTGGTTTTGGGGTGGTGTTGCCCGCCGGCCCCGTGCCGGCGGGCGTGGAGGTCAAGCGGCCGTGCATCGAAACTCGCGGACATCACGACCAAGGCCCATCGTGCAAGTCCAATCCTCGGTCATTCTGTTGCCATGCCACCGATAGCACTTGTTGACGGTAATGATTGCCGTCGCAATCTCGGCTTCAGTTGCGGCCCGCCAAACATCGGAACCAAGCTGGCGAACTTCATAGGTCTTTGTTGATGAGGTCATCGTTTTGTCTCCATGCTTGTCGGCCGCGGGTCACTCGCCCGCGTCATGCCCACAGTATATCCATTCGGCAATACCATGCAAGTGCATTGAGCGGATTTTCTTTGGTGGTCGTTTTCCAGCGAGAAAACGCTACTTCTTCGGCTTTCGACCACCGGACACCCGGGGCCGTCCGGCGGTCGGGTGCCGCTCAAAAGCCTCGGCGGCCGAGCGGAGCACGAACCAGATGCCATCGATCTCGACGGCCGGAATGCGGCCCGCCTGGGCCTGAGTCCGCATCCACATCCGCGACACGTCCGCGAGCTCCGCGGCGTGGCCGACCGTGACATAGAGGGAGGGGTCGATCTTCATGCGAGCCAGTATTGCCGACCGGAAGCGTGGGTCAATGCTACTCGAGCAATTCGGCTTCGATCACGGTCGCGTTCCCTGATTGGTGCAGCTGGAGTCGCACCACATACCACGTGCGGATCATGGCACCAAACGAGTTTTGTGAGTCCACAAACGACCTCACGACGTAGGTGCCATCGGCCATTTTCGTGGCATGCTGGCGGCCGTCTGGAACGTCGAACATTCCCGGCCACTTCGCAGACCTTGGCGCTTTCAGCATGTCTTTGATGTGTGACTGAGCGCAGACCAAGGCGAGCGAACGGTTGTCGGCTTGCTCGAATTGTTCCGGCGTTTCCTTCGGAAGATTTTGCAGCCAGTACGTGCATCCGCCGACGAGTAGCAGCGCCATCAGGCATCCGGCCGCCTTTGATGGTTTGGGTTTCTTCGCAGGCGGTGGACGGCTCTGGGCTGTGTTGATTCGGATAGTTCCGTCGTCTTGGCCGTGATCGTGCAGAAACGAAAAATCAGGCATGACAACCTCCTCGTTGGGGTGGTGTGATCCTACTCCGGAATCACCCCGCATCCAACCGCGGGAGCATGTCGGCCGGCCGAGGCCCGCGATTCAAGTAGCGTGGGTCGATGTACCACTTGCGAGTCGTGGCCGCTTGGGCGTGGCCGGCGAAGGCCACCGCGGTCGCGTCGTTCGTCGCCTTCGCCATGTGGCTGATTGCCGACCGCCTCACCTGCTGAAATGCCATCCGCTTTCCGGCCAGCCCAGCCGTGGAGAGGATTTGTTTCACCTTGTCCCACAGATACGTTCGCGTTTTCGGCCACGCGAAAATCTTGGCCTTGTTGACCCGAAGGAGCCGCTCGATCCGGTCGCATGCTTCTGGCGACAGTTCGTAGACGCGGGCCCGCCTGCCTCCCTTCCTGATCTCGCCGGGCACGGTCAGGAAAGGCCGTGCGTAATGCTTCGGCTCGACATCGAGCAGAGCCCCGATCCGCTCCGTCGTCTCGAAGCACACGGTGATGATGGCTGGGAAATACTCCCCTGCCGGCACAAGGCCGACGTAGCCGCTGGCAGCAGCTGCTGCCTTGAACGCTCGCCGCAGCTCGTCTGCCGACCATGCGACCGGTACGCGGTCTGGCAACGGCGAAGGCTCGCACGACGGGAGCGAAGGAATCATCCGCCTGTCATTCGCCAGCCGGGCCATGGCCATAAGCTGCGATCGCTCTTTCTCGGCCGTGTACGGCGACACCGTGGATTGCCGGTGATCCATGAAGCCGGCAAGGGTGATTTCCTCGAGGTCTGCCAACATCGGCGTTCGCTCAAGGAACTTGGCAAACGCTCGGATCGTGGCAGCGTACAGCCGCGACGTTCCGGGCGACTTGCCGCGCAGTTTCAGCGGACGATAGTAGCGGTCGAAAAACTGTTGAAGAGTCATGGCGTGTACCTCCTGCAAGGGGATAGTTCACGCTTCCGTGCCATGCAAACCGCCCCCCTCCTTTGGGTCGGTTCGTGGCGGTTATGACACTTTTCCGAGACACCGTTGGTCGGTGAACCCGAAGGGCGTCCCCGCCACTCGGGTCGTCGCGATGGTCCTTCCGGAGGGCCATCGCGGCGACTTCTATCTCGACGATTGCTTCGGGATCGCACCGAAGCAAGCATTGGCATGGAGGGCCGCGAAAATGGCTACGGTGAGCGAGAGACACCCGGGCGGGAGGCCACCGAAGCACAAGCGGTCAGCTATGTTTTTGCGTGTCAAGGAAATGGCACGCCGGAAAGGCCTGCATCTAGACGAGTTGGCTTCCAGGTCCGGGCTGTCAGACACGGCCTTCTACAAACTGAAAGACCCGCGACTATCGACGTTGCGGAAATTGTCCAACGCCCTTGGCGTCACGATCGACAAACTGACTCGCGACGTGAATCTCGAAGAAGCATCGCAGCAGTGAAGCTCAGCGACGGTCAATTTCATTCGCTAGCTTGAAGCGAATGCCCAGTTGACCGAGAGGCCTTGATGGCGGCGATCTTCGCCCGTGCCCGCTCAAAGAGTTCTTCGCTTTCGAGCATAATCCGCACTCTGCGATTCACTTGTTCTTCCGTAACTCGCGGAGACAAGTCCTCTCTTTCGACGCCGACAAATCCGTCGGAGTGGTCTCGAATCAGCTGAGCAAGCTGCAGGGCCTCCTCCTTTTCAAGCCGGACGTACGCCCGCTCGCCGCTTGCGAGCGTGAATCCCACGCCGACTGATCCATGCCAGAACGGCGTGACGACCGTCAGGCTTGCCGCCTTGAAGATCGGTGGAATTCGGTCTTGGGTTTCTGTGGCTTCGTTGCTCATCGTCTGTACCTCCTGTGGAGTGGTGGATCCTAAAAACGCAGCGGATTCTAGCATCTTTGACGTTTATCAGAACTCATGTTGACAGAGTTTTGATAACCGGATAAAACCTCGCCCCAACGTCGATCACCGCGATCGACGGGACACGTGGCGAGGGATTGCCGGTGGCACGCAAACAGCAGGACGCGACGCGGCAAGCCCCATGCACCGGAGGCTGCCATGAGCGATGCGGAACGGATCGATCACAACGGGCCCGCGGCCAACCGCGGCCGGCGGGGCGGACAGATGAAGCCCGCCCCGGTGCCGAACGAGCTGCTGATCCAGCTCACGACAAGCGGGCTGCGGCTGAACGCGGCCAAGCTCGAGCCGGAACGTGCGGCCTCGCCGGTGTTCCTGACGACTCTGCCCGCGGATCTATCGCGGCTGATGCTCGCGACCGGCTGATCCGCGAAGTCCACTCGATCGCGTGGGGGCTCTGCACGCGGGCTCTCAACTCGGCCGGTAGCGTGCGGGCGATCCCCGTCGATCAGCAGGCCGACATGAGCCTCGACGAGCGGATCGACGCTGGAGATCGCGAAGCCATCTACGACGCGGTCGTCGAAGCCCAAGAGCAACTCCGCGAGGTGCGGTCCAAGCTCGGATCGCTCCTCGTCGAGGACGCCGACGTTCTGGACCGCCTGGCCGCAGTGAAGCGGGCCCGGCTCACCAATGGCGATCCGCCCATCGTGCGGCCACGCCGACGCAAGCAAAAGGAGACCGCTGGTACGGACGCCGGCGGGAAGGAGCGGCATAGGAGCCGCATCAACAGGAGTCAACCCGCCAGCCACGGTCGGTGAAGCGGGAGCGAAACACATGCTTTTGGTCGCGTGCAAGTTGGACGACGGCGTCACGGTGGAGGTGCCAGGGCACGGCACGATTCACGTGCTCATCACGCGGATCAGGGCGGGCGAAGTTCGGCTGGGAATCACGGCACCGCGGGAATGGCCCGTCGTGCGTGATGAGGTTCGGAGGCGTTTGTCACAGGAGGTGAAGCGATGAGACATGCACGTGGTGCGGTGATGGCGAGCCGCGTCGATGGCGGCGTGGCCGACATGGCGAGGCAGCGGAGCACGGTGGAGCGGTGCAAGCTGCTCACGGCGGTGCGGGCGGCGCGGCGAGTGGCGATCGACGGCCGGCGAGTGGCCGGCGGGCTCTACGAGATCGATTCGACGGCGTGGCTGGCGATGCTCCACGCGATCGACGAGGCGAGCGACTACGTGGCTGGCCTCGGCTACGGCACCCACCCTGGCGACGCGGAGGCCGACGGTGCCGCGGCCGGCATGCAGGAGGTCTACGGATGACATCGCACATCGTGACCGCCGTCCTGGCGGTGGCAGGAACTCTCGCAGTGATTGGTGTGGCCGTTCTGGTTTTGGTGGTTTTGCAACTCAACAAGGAGGTGAAGTGATGGCTCTGAAGATCGTGAAAGGCAGGCAGCGTCCGCCGCTGCGTGGTGTGATCTACGGCGTTGAGGGCATCGGAAAAACGACGCTTTGTTCGAGGTTCCCGAAGCCGCTGTTCCTCGACACTGAGGACGGGTCGGCGCACCTCGACGTGGATCGTGTGCCGTGCCGCACGCTTGCGGCCCTAGAGGGTGCGATGCACTCGCTGTATCGCGATGCGGAGGGCTACCAGACGGTGGTCATTGATTCGGCCGACTGGGCCGAGCGGATGGCCCAGGAGCAGCTGCTCGCGACGCACAACAAGCGGAGTGTGGAGGAGTTCGGCTTCGGTAAGGGCTACGTGATGCTCGCCGAGCAAGTGGCCCGGCTGATCGGCGTGGCGGACCAGCTCGTTGCCCGCGGGCTCAACGTGATTTGGGTGGCCCACGCGAAGGTCGTGCGGGTGAGCCCGCCTGACCAGACCGACGGCTTCGACCGGTACGAACTGAAGATGCACAAGCAGGTGGCTCCGCTCTTCAAGGAGTGGTGCGATCTGCTCCTGTTCTTGAACTACCGAACCGTCATTGCCGAGGGCGACGACGGCCGCAGCAAGGGCCGTGGGGGCAAGGAGCGGATCATGCACTGCCAGCGGTCGGCGGCGTGGGATGCGAAGAACAGGTTCGACATGCCGGAAACGCTGCCGATGGACGCCAAGCATCTGCTTCCGCTGTTCGCGGGCGGGCCGGCTGCCGAGCCGGTGGCAGAGCCGCAGGCTGCCGAGCCGCCGCTGTTCGACCGCGTCGCCGCGAGGATCCGCGAGACGACGAACGTCGGTGGCCTTGGTCGAATCGCTGACAGGATCGAGATCCTCGAAAGCGAAGGGCAGCTCACCGCCGACCAGGCGGGCGAGCTGTCGAAGCTCATCGACGCCCGTCACAACGAGCTCGAGCCGGTGGAGGTGGCGAATGGATGACGCCGGCAACATTGACGGCACCGTGGCCGTGCATCGCATCGCACGGATCGCGGAGGTGATCCAGCAGTTCAACGCGGGCGATTTGAACGCCCGGGAAGCCCTCTCGCGGATCGGTGACACCGTGTCGCCGGTGGTGCGGGTCGGCCAGCAGCACGTTCCGGAGATCCAGACATGAGGTTTGACCAGTTCGACGCCGCCTTTGAGGAGTCGGAGATGCTCCTGCCAGACGGCACGCACGAGTGCGAGATCACGAAGACGAAGGTGTGGCGAGCGCAAGACCAGAGCCGAACGGCACTGATCGTCACGCTCCAGCCGGTGGAGGCGGGCTACTCGCCTGTCGAGAAGTGGCTGAACCCGGCCGAGAAGCGGGACCACAAGACGGCCATGCAGCTCGCCGACGCTCTCGGGATCGCACGCGATGCCGAGCTCGACGATGCGATCGTCGGGCGGCGTGTGATGGTCGTGGCGAAGCAAGGCGTGTCGAAGAAGACCGGCGAGCCGACGGTGTACGTCAACGGCTTCGTGGCGGCCCCAGATGCCCCGGCGTGGGAGCAGCAGGCCGAGGCCAAGCGGCCCGCGGCCCGCACCCAGGCGGCGAAGGCGCATCGCGAGGTCACGGAGGGCGATCCCGATGTCATCCCTTTCTGACGGAACGAAGGTATTCGAGGTCGAGGTCTGGGGCGGTGAGACGCATCACCTCGAGCGTTCCGGCGAGCTCGTGACAGTCGGCAACGCTGCGATGGTGCGGCTGGCTCACGGAACGATCGTCAAGCAAGACGGCCGTTTTCACGCATCGATGGCCGACGCCAAGCGGGCGGCGGCCGACAAGCTGGAAGCCATTCGGTACGAGATCGGCGAGAAGGCCCGGGCGTTGCGGATCGAGGCGAGCCTTTTGGATGCCAGGGAGGGCAAGGCATGAGCGACGACGACCGCGAGCCGGACGAGGATCGGATGCAGTCCAACCGGCAATGGAATGCGTACCTCGACGCCATCGACCGCGACATCGAAGAGGAGTCGCGGCCGGAGGTCATTGAGGAGCGGAAGCGAGAGGCGGCCGCACGCGAGCGGTGGAGGAATCTGCCGCCGGTGCAGCTGCGAGGCGGGACGAACGGGCCACGGACGGAGCAGGAGGAAGCCTTGGCCGATCGGCTGGGCTACTGACGGATCGGCGAAACCACGGAGGGCGAAGCGATGGCCGGAATTTTGAAGGAATGGGGCTGGCGGTGTCGCGAGCGTGTGTTGCAGCTCGAGGTCGAGAACGACGAGCTGCGGGATCACCTGCGCAACAAGCAGCTCATCATCGACGACTTGCTCGCCGCCATCGCAAGGCTGACGAAGGCCAGCCTTCAGGAGGAGCAAAAGCAATGAGCGACTACTACCCGCAGACGAGCGACTACGGGCCGCTGTTTCGGAAGGCCGATCCGCCGACGAGTAAGGCGGCGGGCGTGGCCGCAGCCGACTTCATCGGCACCCATGAGGCCCAAATCCTCGAGGCCCTGGAGCTCGGGCCCGCGCACCGCGACCTGATCGCGTCGCGGGCCGGCATGGAGCGCTCGGAGGTGTGGAGGCGGCTCGCCGCGATGGAGCGGCGCGGGCTGATCCGGAAGACCGGGCAGCAGGCGCGAGGGGAGAGCGGGATGCGGCAGAGCATCTACGAGACATTGTCGGCGTCACGGTGACGCTTATCGAGAGATCACGGAGGAAATGATGGGCCGTCTTTTTACGCATCGCCAAAAGCAGGCAGTTGAAATTGTCACCGGTCAGTCAGGAAACGGAGACCATATCGTTCCGTACGTCGAGGGTGGTGAAACGGCTGTTGAGAACTGCCAGCTCATTTCGCGCGACGCTAACCAGAAGAAGGGCAGCTCCCACTACGATCTGCGGCGATGGCAGAAGGAGTTCATGAACCAGTGGATGGCTCGCACATCCAGCACGTTCATGCTGATTGTTATTCCGGGCGGCGGTAAGACTGTGGCCGCGATTCATGCCGCTCGGTCGTGGATGGCTGCCGGAGCCGATCGCCGCGTGATCGTCGTCGTGCCGACCGACAACCTGCGCGAGCAGTGGCGGGAGGAAGCGTCTCGCCACGGCATCGAACTTCAGACGAAAGAGTTCGGCACGAACTTCAAGCACGGATTTCAGGGAGGCGTTGTCACCTACAGCCTTGTGGCGAGCCAGTCGCTTGTCTTCCGAAAGCTGTGCAGTGTCGCACCAACGATGGTTATCTTTGACGAGATTCACCACTGTGGGGACGACGCCAGCTTCGGCCGCGGTGTGCGTGAAGCGTTCGAGCTGGCGAAAGAGCGGTTGCTGATGTCCGGCACTGCGTGGCGCAGCGACGGAAGTCAGATCCCGTGGGTGCAGTACGACGGGAACGGGTTTGCGGTGGCCGACTATTCGTACGACTACCCGCACGCCCTCAATGAGGACGTGGTGCGGTTTCTCGTTTTCGACTACTCGCGCGGCAGCATCACCCACGACACCACTGGCGAGACGCACACTCTGTCCAGCGACAGCTCGGAGGACGACGCAAGCCGGCTCCTTCGTCGCCTGCTCGACGCCCGCGGCGACTTCGTCCGCGAGCAGATTCGCATGGCTCACCAGAAGCTGGTCGAGCTCCGCAAGTCATTCCCAGACGCGGCCGCCATGGCGGCGTGCATCGACCAGGCCCACGCGGTGATGGTGCGAGACGTGATCCGCCAGGAGACCGGGTGCGACCCGAGTGTGATCGTCAGCGACACCGATGTCGAGAACGATACGGTCCGTTCTTTTCGTGACGCGAAGAAGGAATGGATTGTTGCTGTCCGTAAGGTGAGCGAAGGCACCGACATCAAGCGGCTCATGGTGCTGTGCTACCTCACGAACACGACCGCGGAGCTGTTCTTTCGCCAGCTCGTAGGCCGCGCGTCAAGGTATCGCGGCGAGGAGGATCGCGAGGCTTACGTCTACCTGCCTGCAGATCCGCGACTCATCTCGTGCGCGCAGAACATCGAGAACGCACAGGTCCAAGCCCTTCGCAATCAACGAGAGGCTGGCGAAGTTGTCCGCGAGCCTTTTGGCCGTACTCAGTCGCAGCTGTTCGATTCGTTTTCAACGGCACACGACGGCACAGACCTAGTGATGATCGGTGGCGAACGAGTCTCCGAGGAAATCGCTCGCACGATTCAGCAGATCTCGGAGGCCGAGTCGCTTCCGATGCAGAAGGTACTCGCCGTGATGCAGAGGCTTGGCGGTCACCAGCTCGCAGCGCCGCAACAGCAGGCAGTGAAGAGTAAGGAGGAGCTGCTCGACGAGCTTCGTAGCAAATGCAACAAGCAGGCGTTTCGGCTGTCGAAGTTCGCCGAGTGCCACGTCAAGGAAATCCACTGCAGGTTTCGCCCACAGAACGACATGACCGAATCGGAGCTGCGGGCCAAGCTGGCCGCCATCATTGCGGAGATCGCCAAGTATGGGTGAGCTCAACGAGATCGAGCGGGCGCAGTTATGTCAGTCCACGATCGAGTCGCTCTACGAGGCGACCGGTGGTCTCCGCCAGTTTCCTTCGCTGCTCAAGAAGGTGATCGAGACAAAAGCGTGGGAGCGCCGCAGGGTAGGCGGCAAGGTGATCGAACTGAAGAGTCTCCGCGAACTGATCGTGTCGAAGCCCGTCCACGGATGGGGCGAAGACCCATCGAAGGTCGAGGCCGTGATCCGCGACGACCCTGAGGCGCTGGCCGCGTTCAGGGAGGCGATGCTCGGCGAGCAGGGCCGGAAGCCGGAAACGGATAACAATGTAATCCCAATAGATACACCGCAAGGCAACTCCCGCGCCTACTCAATCACCCGCGTGCAGCGCGAGTGCGACGCGGAGACTGTGGCCGCGGTGATGGCTGGCGAGATGTCGCCGAACGCTGCCCTCGTGAAGGCTGGCGTCCGCGAGAACCGCCAGGTCTACATCCCGCGCGACCCTGCAGGCGCAGTCGCCAAGCTGCGGAGGCAGTTCGGAGACGACTTCATTCGTGCAATGAGGGAGGCCATGGATGGCCAGTAGCTGGTTTCCACTCTTCGGACGCGACTACCTGGCCGCCACCATGGGGTGGACGGCCGAGGAGCGTGGCCACTACACCGTCCTGCTCATCACTCAGTGGGAGCAGGGCGGCATCCCGGACGACCTGAAGCGCCTCGAGCTGATCTCCCCTGGGATCACCAAGGCGTGGAAGACGATTTCACCCAAGTTTCCCAAATCAACAGGCGGGCTACGGAAGAACACCCGCCTGGAGCATGAGCGGCACCTGTCCCACGAACGGAGCGAGCGGGCTCGTCAGTCCGCCTCCGCGAGGTGGGCCAAGGAGGCCGCGGCCGAAACTCCCCCCCAGGGTTTTTCGGCCGAATCTGAAGATTCTCCATGCGATGGCATATGCGACCGCACATGCGAACGCATATGCCCGGACGATGCTTCCATGTCCATGTCTTATTCACCACCACCACCACCCCCGCCGCCGGAGGCTTTCGGGGAGGGTTGGGGCAGGCTCGTGACGGCCTGGAACGCCACGTGGGGGGAGAAACGCCAGTGGAGGTCATCCGAGCCGCCTCAGGAGGCAATCGACCGTCTGCGGGAGCCTGGATGGCTGGAAGAAGCCCTCCTGGCGATACCGGAGATCAAGAAGGGCATGTGCGACGGGTTCAAGACGCCCCCGACCCTTCGGCAGTTCTGCGGCCGGACGGAAAAGGGCACGTTCGTGGCCCGGATGCTCGGCGGTGAGTTCGTTGACGAATCGGTGAGGACCGCGAAGCGGCACCTTCAGGAGGCCGGAACATGAAACGGGTCAAGCTCGTGCGGATGGAAGACGGCAACGGACGCGAGTGGTGGCAGATCGCGATATGCGGCCCGTGGTGGTGGCCGACCAAGCGGTGGGCTCAAAGGCTGAAGGTGATCGAGATCAACGGGATCGACATCCCTGTGGGCATCGAGGTGGCCACATACACGACGAAGGAGGAGGCCGACGCTGGCGTTCGCTCGGCACTCGACCGCATCCGCTCGAAGGCCGTGCGGATCGTCGAAACACAACGTGTGGGAGAATGAACGGCATGGGAATCGTGATTGGAATCGACCCGGGCGTGAGCGGTGCGGTGGCGGTGCTGTCGGAAGATGGGATCACCACGTACGACATGCCGACAGTTGAAGTACGCGGGAAGCGGAAGGTGTGCCCGCACGGGCTGCGGTCGCTGCTCTGCCACCTTGACCCGACAGGGCCGGCGGTCGTCGACGCCGTGGTGCTCGAGCACGTCCAAGGCGTGCAGGGCACTGGCGCGACATCGGCGTTTTCGTTTGGTCGATCGTTTGGCATTGTCGAAGGCGTGGTGGCCGGGCTGGCGCTTCCGCTCACGCTTGTGAGGCCGCAGGCATGGACCAAGGCGCTTGGTGTGTCGAGAGACAAGGGAGCCCACAGGCAGGCAGCGGCAAACCTGTGGCCTGCACAGGCCAGCCTGTTCGCTCGCGTGAAGGACGACGGGCGAGCCGATGCCGCCCTGCTTTGCCATTGGTGGATTCGGCAACGAAATGCTGCGTGATTGGCACGGCACGTGCAGACGGGCCGAGGCGTCAAGCCCGAGGCCGACCGCACGCAAACCCCTAGAAAACAAGGACAAAACGCACATGACCCCCAAAAAACACGGGCGAAACGCGATGCACACCCCCCCTAGGGGGGGGTGCCGGGCGGGTCCTCCCGGCCGCGGCACGCGGCTTGCA